AACTAACACTTATGCAATGACTGGCCTTGATCTTTCAGTCGGTGGCGAAGGTATGAAAAAGTACTATGACGAGATTTACCCTAAATTCTTAGACAAGTACGGCAAAAAGTGGAATGCCAAGGTAGGCGAGACAAGTATAAACATTGGTGGAGGTAAGCCAACCCAATATGCTGACTTTGACGCTTACATGAAAGCTAAAGGTGGTCAGCAAGAACCTATCCGCTACATTGACATAACACCCGAAATGAAAGGTGCTGTAAGCAAAGGCCAACCGCTATTTGCTGCTGCTCCGGCACTCCCATTAGGCGCACAAGGACTTCTCGGAGAACCCGAAAAGAAGAAAGAACTCAGTCTGTTAGACTAAGCACTCACCAACAAGCCAAAAGGAATTGGTAATGCAAAAGAAATCAAAAAAATCTACTGTAGACCCGATTAGAAAGGTGGGTCTATGAATGGCGTAAAGACGGGCGGCAGGGTAGCTGGAACGCCAAATAAGGCGACTTCTGAGGCAAGACAAGCTATAGCAGCCTTCGTAGATGGAAACGCTTGGCGGCTCTCTATTTGGCTCGACAAGGTAGCAGAGGGCGACCCCGTTCACGACATAAAGCCAAACCCCGCAAAGGCATTTGAGTTGTTCCAAAGCGTAGTGGAATATCACATTCCAAAGCTGGCAAGGACAGAACACGCCGGAGACGCTAACCAACCCATTGAAATGAAAGTTACATGGGCGCTACCGCCATCATAATCCCGTATAGCCCGAGAAAAGAGCAATTGCAGATTCACACTCTGCTGGACGCTAAACGGTTCGGGGTGGTGGTGGCTCATCGAAGGATGGGAAAGACTGTATCAGCAATCAACCATCTGATTAAAGATGCGGTGCAGAACCAAAAGGAAGCACCGAGATACGCCTACATTGCCCCAACATACGGTCAAGCCAAAAGGGTGGCATGGGATTACCTTACAAAGTACGCAAGACCGTTAGGCGGTACAGAGAACATTTCTGAGTTACGGGTGGACTTTTGGAACCGCCGGATTCAGCTATATGGGTCAGACAATCCCGATTCACTGCGCGGACAGTACTTTGACGGGGTGATTCTCGATGAGATTGGCGACCAAAACCCAAAGATATGGACAGACATAATCCGTCCGGCATTGGCTGACAGACTCGGATGGTGTCTCTTTATCGGGACTCCAAAGGGCCACAACCACTTTAAAGACCTCAGAGATCGGGCAGAAACAGAGGATGGGTGGGGACTTTTAGAGTTCAAAGCCTCCCAAACGCAAGTCTTAAACGAGACCGAACTAAAGGCGGCTCGGGTCGAAATGGGGGACGACAAGTACCTTCAAGAGTTTGAATGCTCGTTTACCGCAGCGGTGGAGGGGTCGTACTACGGTCAACTATTGAATGATTTGGACGAAAAGAACCACATTCAAGAGTTTCCCCGTGATGACCTCTGTAAGACAGTGGCTGCATGGGACTTAGGAATGGGCGACTCAACCGCGATTTGGGTGGCTCAGATAGCGGGTTCAGAAATCCGACTGATCGACTTTTACGAGAACAACGGGGTCGGACTCGACAATTATGTGAATTGGTTAAGGCATAATGGATGGGACAAAGCCGAGCAAATCCTACCCCATGATGTTCAAGTGCGGGAACTCGGAACGGGAAAAAGCCGCATGGAGGTATTAACCGATGCGGGATTAAACATTCGGGTTGCCCCGCGCATGGGGGTCGATGATGGAATCCAAGCAGTGCGAAGGCTACTCCCGCGATGTTGGTTTAATGTGCCAAAGGTCAAACAAGGACTAGACGCACTCAGAAACTACCGGAGGGATTACGATGAAAAGCGGAAAATCTTTTACGAGCGACCACTTCATGATTGGAGTAGCCATGCTTCTGATGCTTTTCGCTACTTGGCAATCGGTCTAAATGAATCTACCGGCTGGTCAAAGATGCCCACTCAAAATGTGAAATGGATTGTGTGATGGACGAAAACAAACTCAAATCAATCATTGATGCGGAGATTTCCAACAGTCTCGGCTATTTGGAGACCGAAACCACTGAACAGCGTAGGGAAGCACTGCAAGCCTACCTCCGGCAACCGTATGGCAATGAGGTGGAGGGCAAGTCTCAGATTGTGACCGGAGAGGTGGCAGAGGCCGTAGATGGTTCTTTACCGTCATTGGTGCGTATCTTCTCAGCAAGCGATGAGGTGGTGAGGTTTGAACCCCGTGGCCCAAACGATGAGGCCGGAGCAAAGCAAGCCACCGAGTATGTGAATTGGGTGTTCAATCGTGACAACGAAGGCGTACTCATTCTGCACGATTGGTTCAAGGATGCGCTACTCCAAAAGGTCGGGGTGGTCAAAGCCTATTGGGAAGATAAAGAAGATGTCATCAAAGAGAAATATCGTGACCTAACTGAAGATGAACTTGCCATGCTGATGAGCGATGGCACGATGGAGATCGTTGAACAAGATACGCAAGAGTTCGATCAGATGACCCCAATGGGGCCGGTAAAGGTCAAGATTCATGCTGTGACCGTCTCAAAGAAACAAAAGACGGGCCGTGTGGTGGTCGAGAATGTACCACCCGAAGAATTCCTAATCTCTAAGAAAGCGCGGAGGATTGAGGGTTCTCCATTCGTTGCCCACCGCAAGCTGATGACACGAAGCGACTTGATCGCAATGGGCTTTGATGCTGACATTGTGAACGTGATTCCCGCGAGTGACTCACTGACCTACACGCCGGAGCGACTCGTAAGGTTCTCTAATGGTGAGCAACCGGACGACTCCACAAGCATGGACGACTCGATGCAGAGTGTGGAAGTATTCGAGTGTTACCTACGGGCAGACATGGACGGGGACGGTATCGCTGAACTGCGGCAAGTGTTCTATGCTGGCAACGAGATTCTGTCGGATGAAGAATGCGACTATGTTCCATTCCACTCGATCTGTCCGATTCCAATCCCGCACAAGTTTTTCGGTCAATCATTGGCTGACCGGACTACAGACATTCAGCTACAAAAGACCACTATCACCCGTCAGATTTTGGACAACCTCTATCTGACAAACAATGCTCGGGTGACTGCGGTTGACGGGCAAGTTAACTTAGATGACTTGCTGACAGCTACTGCGGGTGGAGTGGTGCGGATTAAGTCTCAAGGCGCGGTGCAACCGTTACAAGTGCAACCCGTTGCCGGTCAAGCCTTTCCCATGTTGCAGTATCTTGACTCTGTGGCCCAAAAGCGCACCGGAGTGACAGACGCTTCCCAAGGGCTAGACCCCGCTATTTTGCAGAATGTGACTGCTGCGGCTGTGGCATCTATGCAAGCTGCTGGCGCGGGTAAGGTCGAACTGATCGCACGAATCTTTGCGGAGACAGGTGTTAAGTCTCTGTTTAAGGGAATTTTGCATCTTCTCTGCAAGTATCAAGACAAGCCCCGCATTGTGCGGATGAGAGGCAATTATGTGGCCTTTGACCCGCGAGAGTGGACTAATCAATACGATGTGGACATAAATGTGGGTCTCGGTGCTGGCAACCGTCAAGAACAGATGGCAATGCTTCAAATGGTCTTGCAGAAACAAGAACAAGTGTTGGGACAGATGGGGCCATCCAACCCATTGGTCAGCATTGGACAGTATCGCAACACACTCGGTCGGATGGTGGAAGCGGCAGGGTTCAAAGACAGCGCTGAGTTCTACAAAGCCATACCTCCGGAACTCGATCAGCAATTGAGCAACCCACAACCGCAAGCACCGCAGATGACTCCGGAAGCACAAGCGGCAATGGCAAAGGCTCAAGCGGACATTCAGAATCAACAGATGAAGGCGCAAGCTGATATTCAGTTGGCAAGGGAGAAAGCTGCGGCTGATTTGCAATTACAGCGCGACAAGTTCCAAGCCGAAATGTTATTCAGAAAACAAGAGTTTGAAGCAGAGGCCCAATTGAAGGCAATGAAGGTAGGTGCAGGGATTACCTCCAACATTGAGATTCCGGGGTAATCATGCCTTTTGAAGCAGCAGTAAAACAGTTAGAGTCGCAATTAGCGACACCTACTCCTACGACTAATCAAACACAATTAGTTGATACAAACATTATCTACAGCCCAAAGTTTGGGCCATTGGATTTTTCCAATGATGTATGGGCACGAGCATATCGAACTGGAGACGGTTCTCAAAGAGCACAAACATTTGCCATTGGACTGAATTTTGGCGGCAAAGAATACGCTTTTATTCCGGAAGATCGAATTCAAAAAGGATGGTATGCCGATGGACGCTATACCTATTCTCCGGCATTCCTAAACGAAAACACGATCAAAACGCTTGGGACAAATGCGGAATACATTGATCTATCAAAAGCACCCGTGCCAAATGGGTGGGCAAATTCTGATTCGCGAGTTAAATCAGAGGATATTAAAACCTACGGCGACTATCTATCAAAAAGTGAAGTTGGTGCATCACCTAAAGGGTTTTTAGTCCCCGCTGAACAATTAGGAAACTACTTTCCAAATACCGCACAACTTGACCCAAAATTTGGTGCAATCACGGGTTTGGCTCGTGACCCAGATACTGGTGAATTAGGTTATGCGGCTACGGGTGGTGGAAACATCATGGCCCCCATAGCAAAAGCTGGCTCAGTTGGTTACTACGAAAAACCTTCGGGTTGGTTAGCTGATCTCGGCAGATCAATTCAATCAATTGACCCAATTGGTTTATTTGCTTTGAATTTGCTTGTGCCGGGGCTTGGTACTGGAATCGGTGTTGGTCGGGCAATTGGTGTTGGTGATATTGAAGGCGCAGCAAAAGCGTTGGTAGTTGGCGAAATCATCAATCAAACGGGTGTGGCGCAAGATGTGGCAGCGGCAACGGGTTCATCCGCATTGGGCACTGCGGCTGCTGGTACTGCCGGAGGACTGCTGTCGGGTCAGAATGTTGGACAAGCCATAACGACCGGAGCAACACAAGGCGCATTGAGTGGTGCGGCTGGTACTGTTGCTGACAAATTAGCGTCTGATTACATCCAAAATCTACCCATTCCGGAACATTTAGCTGGTGGCCCCGCACCAACAAGCGCGGACACAATAGCGGCATTTCCGGAGACCAATCCGAATCTAGTTGAGGTAAGTCAACCAAATCTGACCTCAAACGAAATAGATGCAGCACTAAGCAATCTGACGGGTGGCTATACGCTTGGCGGCACGACTGAGGGTATCAAAGCCACAATGCCGGAGACGGTGGTAACTGGCACAGAACCCATTGATTACACGCTGAACACCTTAACGGGTGGTGAGGGTTTGACGCTGCCAACAAGCCCTAATTTAGACACGATGGGCGGTGGGCAAGGGCTAACCACTGCGGTGACGGGTGGCGTATTGAGCGAAGCGGGAGTGACTCCAACGGGTAATGTGATTCTCGGAGACCCCAATTCGTTCATCAATACGACTTTGCCACTGTCAACAGACACGATTGATACATCTACAAAAATAGACGAATCGACTGATACACCTTTGACAAAAGCACAAGTCGAAGCAATGATAAAACTTGCTTTAGCAGCGGCTGCGGCAGATCAAGCAGCAAAGGTAATAACAGATGCCACTTCTAGCGGTGGTGAAACGACAACGCAGACCGGATTCCCATTTACTCCGAGCGACATATCCGGATGGGCACGACCCGAGTACACACAGACATGGCAAGCACCGATAGATCTAAACTCACTGTTTACCACTGACAATCTATTAGGTGGCACTCAATGGGCTGGACTGCAAGGCAACCAATTCGCCAATATCCCGCAAGTATCAATGGCTGACTTCATATCCGGTATCCAAAATGGAAAAATTTGAACTTGCCAAAAATCTGCTCTCTGATGACTTCTTCTTAGAAGAAATGGAAGCGTTAAAGCAATCTGAATTGCTGAATATAGTTAACTCTGCGCCGGAAGATATAGAAGCGCGAGAACTTGCATATTTAAAAATTCATGCTTTACAATCAATTAAAGGCCACTTTGAATCAATCGCTGCCACAGGGCAAATTGTTAAAAAGCGGTGGAAGATTTTGTAGTCGTTGACTACACCGTGACACTCGGTAAGTGTTGACAAAATGGGTTAGAAATGAGTGATAACACGGCTCCGCAAGGAAGTGAATCGCTGAATGTGGAACAAGCTGCTTCTGCATTCTTTGGGTTAATGGACTCTGAACCGAACGCCGAAGGCCAAGTCGAACAGAGTGCAGATTCAGAGAATGAGGAAAGCGTTGATTCCGAGTTGGTGGATTCTGAAGAAGTTGAGCAAGACAAACCGAGCACTTTTCGTGTCAAAGCGGCAGGGGAAGAACGCGAAGTAACTCTCGATCAACTTATTGAGGGCTATCAACTTGGGGCCGACTACACAAAGAAAACCCAAACGCTTAGTGAACAACGCAAGGCCGTAGAAGCGGAACGAGCGAAAATTGACGAAGCAAACAAGTTAAGAGATCAGTATGCTCAACGCTTGCAGATGATGGAACAATTCCTAAGTCAGCAAACAAAGGGCGAGAACTTGGAGGCTCTAAAGGAAAGTGACCCCATCGGGTATGCGGTAAAGGTAGCAGAACAGCAGCAGCGCAAGGAACAACTTGCAGTTTTGAAGGCAGAACAGCAACGCATTGCACAACAGCAACAAGCGGAACACTCTGAAAAACTTCAAAGCCACATTGCTCAAGAAAGCCAAAAACTTTCTAGTTCGATACCCGGCTACGCAGACCCAAAGGCTGGAGACCAAATCCGAAAGGATATTAGGGACTACGCAAAGTCGATAGGGTGGACTGACCAAGAGTTAGCTAATGTCTATGATTCTCGTGCTGTATTGAGTCTGTATCACGGTATGCGTTACGCTGCTTTGCAAAAGGGCAAGCCGGAAGTATCTAAGAAGGTA